GCCGTTTGTCATCAATACTCTTACCCATAGAATATGTTAGCTTCTGTGGAGTAAAGTAATTGTAGTTGTATGACAAAGCATAACCGCCTGCCGCAACAAATGGACTAGCCGCATCAAAGCTAATGTTAATGTTTGGATTGTAGTGCTTTTGTAATTGACGTTTGATAGATGTCAAGTAGCAGGCCCACTTCAAACGACCAATACCCAAGAAGTGGATCCAATCTTTGTCAGCAATGAGGCCGTCCTCGATTAAGTCAAGCAAGCGATTTAATACGCTTGGCATGTGCTTCATATTAATACCAGCAAATGCCCAACCTTCTAGTGTACGGTCTTCAGTATAACCCATTTCCTTAACAGATTCGGGCTTACTAAAGTGTTTGATTGTATCGTACCATAGCTTAGAGTTATCTGGTGTGCTACCAGAGATAACATTCAAAAACTTTGTAGCACCAGGAACACGATGCTTCATAAAGTAATGAAGGTTGTGTACTGAAATGTCTAGTGTATCTTCAAACTTAGTTAAACCAGTCTTGGCACTTAGCGGAGGTACTGCGGCAAACGCAGGAACGTCCAGTGTCATTGACCAATCAGCAGTATGCTCTAAGTATCGCAAAATTTCTTCTCGAAACTTATCACCCTCGGCGCCTTTAATGTTTTTCCAATCCATTTTGATAACGCCGGTTGCCAATTGGAAACCAGAACTATCACCAACGATAATTGTGTTCTTACGATCACGCTTATGAATCATTGGCTCTTTGTCGTTACAACGAGTTAGATTTCTGTCAGCGTGTCCTGCTGAGTATAGTGCAACACCATAGTGAAAGTAAGAGTTGTCTTTCTTTAAAAAGTCGACACCATCAAAACCGTGTTCAAAACCTGCTGGTAAGCGACCTGGCTCAACAAAGGTAGGGTCGCTTGCAATCTTACCAAGTTGCTTGGTATAGAATCCGCTGATAGCTGGAAGGTAGAAGGCATAATTGCCTTCCATGGCCTTCTTTGTTAAGTCAATTGTCATCTTTATTGGGCGCCGGCGATATATTGATAAGCAATTAGGCCACTGTCAAATTCGACCCGGGCCGCTTTTTCGCTAAGGCTCAGCACAGGAGTACCTTGACTACATTGTTTAAATGCTGTCATCATAGCCTGGATAGACAATGCCACTGGTCGCTTTAATGTTTGTGTAGTATCAGCAAAAATAAACTTGCCAGCGTGGCCGCCACCTTGTCCACTGCCAAATGTAAAGACTAACTTACCGTTTTCTGTACTTGCAATAAAGTTAGGTTCAATAGCCGCATACAAACCACCACGAGCCAATAGTTCGCTAATTTTATTAGCCTGCGGCTGAACAACTACTTCCCAGGTTGTGCCTTTAAATGTACGGGCCTTAGTTTTCATTAGGTTGGTAGGTGTAAGACGATACTCGTCTTTGTTACCATCTTTGTTGGTAAACACTAGTCGATCTTTGTTGCCATCTTTATCAGTGCCAACACTGGCTGTGCTGTCTTCTGCACGATAAAGATTAGTTAGACCAATATAAAAACCAAGATTCATCATACCGAATGTATCCGGCAAATCTGCAACCTTGTCTTTGCTATTTGCAAGAACTGTTAGCAAACTACCTTCTGGGTAGGCTGTAAACTTAGTTGAGTCTGTTTCTTGCTCCACCAAGATCTCTTCAAAGAGCCCAAGGCTTGCGATGTTTTTAGCTACATCAAGCGCGATATCTTTTAACATTTATGAATCTCCTGCGATATGTTGATTGTATTTAGATTTAGGTGTAAAGTCAAGACTTGGTTGTCCGTTTAGGCAAACAAGTCATCAATGAATCCTCGGTCCTTACTTAGGTTTAAGTCCCACTTCAGGACGCCAAGGAGGTTTTCGATCTTACTGTCAATGATTGTTTCTTCCATAGCAGTATGATCAAATGGTAATTGTTTGAACCAATCGGGTAGGTTCATTTCATCAATGGGGTAGGCAATGCTTGTAATACCCATTGGGTTGGATCTTAGTTTGCACACAATGGCTTTTTGACCGTCTGTGATATCCATACTACGTCTATCGCCAAATGCTTCTTTAATTCTGTTCCAGTTAATGGCCGCCATTGCATGTCCTACTCCGCATTTACCAGTTTTAACATAGGTATCTGTATGCTTAGTTAGATTATTAACACGCTTAGGTGTGCCCTTTTCCCAGCCAGGTCGGCTCTTAAATTCTTCTCGGAACTGTTTGACACGGGCCATAACTTCATATTGGTCTTTACCTTCTAGAGCCATAGTAAGGATTTCTTCCAAGAACCGTTGCATAAACTCTGGAGTATCTGCCCGCTTCATATCCAGGCCCATGGCCTTAAGCTCGCCGCTTGATCCATTAATGTCTTTGCGTTTGCCTTCTTTATCTGTAATAAGAACAGCATAACGCTTCTTAGTCATGTATATGCCTTTGGAAGCAACAACTTCTCGGCCTGCTTTAATAATCTCACCTTGGCTAGCCGGAGCATTAAAGGCATAGTTCATAAACGCAGGGAATGTGTCGTTTACTTGCTCAGAAATGGCATCGTATAGCTCAATGATTTTATCTACAGACCAATCTATCTCACCAGACTCGATTTGTTCTTTAAACACAGGAACAGCAGAGAAGTAAACAGAGTCAGTATCACCATAGATAATTGCCTTACCCATGTGATCCTTTTCACCTGTTAAACAATCGTTTACAGCACCTGCCATGTGACGTGCAACAAGACGCCCGCATAGTGTAGTTGATTGTCCTAGTCGCTGATCAAAGAATCGGCTACCTGCGTTCAACAATGCACCGTAAGCAGAGTTCAAGTTAATTTTCTTAACTAGCTGTCTCTTGTCCCAGAAGTCGTACATATCTGTACCATATGCTTCTTTGGCTTTCTTTTGTAGTTCCTTACGTTCAGCATACCAGCGTTCCAGTAGACCCGGAATAACACCTTTAGTGGCATAGCTAAAGATTGTACCATTGCCACTTAACATTAAAGGTTTGCCACCATGGAAGACAAAATCGTAAACCTCGGCGCTAGACATTTCAGTACTGGTACCATCTGCCCAATCTACAATTTCTGTTTGACCAATGTCACGGTTCATTACAGATTCATATTCGAAGCAAGCAAACTTACCTTCCCAGAATTCAGCAATGCCTTTGCCGTCTGCAATAAACTCGTCAATACCTGCTAGTGTGCGTGTCTGCCTTACTTGCCCAATAATAGTCTCGGGACTCATATTAAGGGCACGGATAAGCGATGGATACAGTGAGTTAATATCCATGGAGCCGATCCACTCATGCATACCTGCTTTAGGAACAGCAACATATGCGCCAGCGGCCGCATTGTCTTTTGAATCGTCACTACGACGAGGACGGTCCGGTACTACCATGCCAAGTCTATGAGCCTCATTGATAACAGCTTGGTCTGTAACTGCAACAGCGCCTAGGGTACCACGAAGTGTAACTGTGTTAGCATGACTAATAAGATTTGTAAGCTCAATGAACTTTAGCTTATCGTCGAGCTTCTTAAGAAGTATAACGTCTTGTCTGTTATACGCAATAAACTTTTCCCAGTCATTGTTGTATAACTGGTCTAGTGTACCTTCGTATGGAATCTTGTTTTCACCTAGTTCGTACTCGCCAATAAAGTCAAGTCGATAAGTGTGCATCTCGTGGTAGTTGTACTTGCGATACAGTTCAAGATAGTCAAGGTGAACACGACCAATTGGGTCATATGTTTCTAGTGTCTTGCCATACTTTTCAAACTCACGCTTCTTTGGGTATTGGTCCCATAGACAAATCCTGCGTGTCTGTTCTTTACCCAGCACTCGTGTAATACGATTTGTAGTATATGGAATATCAAAACCTTCTGAGTTCCAACCACTTAGTACGTCAGCATCGTCGATGAGGTCTAGCCACATCTCGAGCATTTCTTTTTCATCGTTGCAAAGAATAGTATCTTCAAATTTTGATACAATATCTTTAGCAACTTCCTCAGTCATTGCTTCAGGCTTTAGAACTAAAGTAATAGTTCTATTAATCCATTGCAAATGTGTAGTGATAGCAGTGATATAGTTAAAGGGGTCTTCTGGCGGAGCGAAACCTTTGACTTTATCATATGAAACTTCAATGTCGAAAAATGCTACTTGTAGCTCTGGCGCTTCCTGACCACCATATACTTCTTCTAAACAACGATTAAGAGGTTTATAATCGCTTTCGCAGAGTTTCTTGTGGCTGTGAATTCGTCGTTCTTTGTCAAATGCCGCGGCATTACTTAAAAGAATTCTACTAACACGTTCACCGGCAATATTAGTAAACTTACCCTTATTGTCTGGGTAATACAGAACATACTTTGCAGGGTACTCTTTGAGTACCCTCTTGCCATCTACACGTTCTACTACGTGGATGATTTCTTTTTTCTTATCGTGATATGCGTCAACAAACATGTATTATGTATTTTAGTTCAATAGAAGTGTTTAGCCAGTGCGTCACGCAACTTCTCAGGTTCAACTTCGATTTCTAGTTCCTTGAGAGTGTTGGTGAATACATACTCTAAGTCTTCAAACTTATAAATGGAGTTATGGAGACCGAGGAACCCGGCATGTTGGGCCGCCGCATAAGCTTCTGGTCCCCAACCAAAGGTGGTGTATAGTATACCACGATAGCTTCTTCCTTCATCGAGCTCACCTTTGCATAGCTTCTCTACAATAGCACAAAATGCCAGCAGTTGTTCTTCTGGTTCCAGGCTAGAGTAGTACGAATTGGCCATCTGCTGATAAGCATCAAATGCTTCGAGCATCTGGCGACCAGTTTCGTGAAGTTTGTCTAGTACTTCTTGTTTTTTAGTTTCTTCATTCATAGTATATTTTAACAGATAATCATTTCCAGGTCAACGCAAATAATGCCGCTTCCTCGTCGCATTCAAACTGGATAAACTTTTCTGTTAGATAACCAGGGCTGTGATAGTAAGGATGCTGGCAGTTTTCTTTTAGCCATTCGTTTACAATGTAATCTTTATAAGATATTTGCCATTGTGCTGGAACACCTTCAATGGTATTAGCATAGACTACCTTGTGCAATACAGGAAAGTTAATACCCGGAAATTTCTCGTTTGTTTTATATCTTACAACCATGTTAGCTTAAAAAGTGCGGCCTCGTTTTTGTTTTCAAAAATAAAAAGTCCGCCGTGACGCTTCCAGTGATACTTGCATTCGGTATGGAGCCAATCGTTAATTGCTTTGGCTCTAAAATCAGGTATAGAGGTTTCAAACTCTACTCGAACCCAACCAACAGAAATTAACATTTCAGAAATAATTTCCCAATCGATTTCTTCCTGTAAAATTTTTGCCGCTTCGTTGGCCCATTCCTCTTCCATAACTTGTACTGCTGTTTTATTCACAGATATTCTCCACCCCAAGTTAGTAAAAACATATTTGCGGCCTCCCGCCATTCAAATTGTACAACTTCGTAATCCCTGTTTGAAAACTTTTTCCACTCAACGTGCCATCGACGAAAGTATGCGCCTTCTGCATCAAAGTCTTCGCACCATTTAAACATCTCGCTTGTGCATCTAGGTACTTTGATACGATAGCTAAAGTAAGGACTATTGTTGCCACCTTCAGAGTAAAAATATTCCATTATGACCACATAAGTTTAGCAATTATAGCATGTTCCTGGTGCTTTTGCCTAATCTTTATAGTGAGCCGATTGTCCGTTGCGTCTCTATCTGCCATGCCCCAATTCCAATCCCATCCTTGTCGGCCAACATGCTTTTCCATCCAAGGACGATAGTGGTCATTTGGATCAGCAGAGTCAATCTGTACCCAAACTGCGCCACCTAGGTCCACCCATCTTGGGTCGTTATGATCTACAACTAAAGGGCCTTTAGGCCACTTTACATTAATAACAACTCCTGGCATAAACCGCCACCAAAGTTGTTCTTTGATGTTTAATCCACAAGGCAGGTACACACCTTTGCGAAATTCGAATAATTTTTTGATTTCAAACTTAGCCACGTCATGACCACCTTAGCACAAATAAAGGGTGCAAGGAACGTACTTGAAACGTATAGCCATTTGAGCCAGACGATAGCAAAAATGTTTCAACTCCGCTTTCGTGACACCAAGAACTAACTTCGTACCAATTATTAGTGGTTGTACAACAATATACAGGATAATTATTCCATCCTGGATAACTGCTTCGTTCAACTGTTTTCATGACCACCTCAATATAAACATTATAGCATCTTCTTCTTCTCGGAACCAAAACTTTGCATTGTTAGCATACCAACGAGAGCCAGGTTGCCACACGCCCATCTTTGCACTAGGCCCAAATACTTCAACACACCATTCAATCATGTTCCTCCAATTATTGTTTTGTAAACCAACATGATGCTGCCAATCAAACTCGGGCTTAATTGTATGATATCGAGCGCCGTGTATTCGCCCTTCATTCCTTATCAATTTCCCCATTGTAGCTTGAACATAAAATAGTCTTCGTCATCCTGGAATGCAAAGAACCAATAGTCCCCGCCGCCTAGTTCATTTATTGACCACTGGTTGCCAGTACTTGGCGCTTTCATTGCACGATGCATATCATATCGCCACTTGCCTGACAAGTTTTCTTCACACCAGTCGCATATCTCATGGAACCCGTCCCGGTATCCACCGGGGCCATAATCATAAATTCTCTTGTACACAAAGTTTTCGCGGTTTTCAAAACAATGTACGTGCTTGTAGCCATTGTAATAGTTGCGTATCTCTGTAGCCCGCGGAATGTGATCTGGATCAAACTTGCGATTGTAATCTGCACGATTACGACAATGGTGCTTGGCTAAGAAACGATTTTCTTGCCAAGTGCGGTACTTAGTTTTTATAGTGCCTATTAGGGTCATATGTAATTAAATCAAAAACAGTTGCGTATTGCACATGTGGTTCCATGTGAAATCCAGTACCCCAAACTACCCATACCTTACGTTTAAAGACTCGTTCTCGCCATATATATTCGCCGTAGATAGTCTTAACCGGTAGCCACGCATATACTTCCCGCCATGGGTAACAATCGCACCCGTCGTCAATGATACTATACTCCACCTTATACCAGCACCACGTAAGTTACGAACAAGATAGCTTAAACATAACACCATCTTCGTACTTGGCAAAGCAGTAAGTTGAGTTATGTTCATTAAAACGCCAGTCTTCTTTAGGCAAGTTATTTTTAAGCCAAATAATACGCTCGCTATTGGCTTCCATGTGTTCCACGGGCATTTTAAATTGATAAGGCCACAATCGTTTATTAAGTACTCTCATGAAAATTTTATCCTAAACATCATTGCTTCTTCTGGATCATCAAACACTACTTCTAGATAACTACCAAACGAGTGTGGCGGCGGATAAAATTTTACCTCATACCTTGCACTTGTACAGTTAGCATCTAGCCAGTCCTTTAACACGGAATGACCCGGATACGGAGGATCCGTAATTTTGTCATGATACGCAAAGCACTCAAACTTCCACGAGTGTCCTAAATTTACGCTACGATGAAAGTGAACAGCCCATGACTCCACTACTGTCCCCATTGTAATTTTAACATGATATATGTTTCTTCGTCAACATCAAATGTGTTTGCAACAGTATACCAATTATGGTCAATGTGGTGGTGCCATGTTTCTTCGCATTGTTCCCGCAACCATTTAGAAGCTTCTTTAGAACATCTAACGGTGTACCATGGCTTGCCGTCAACTAATGCTCGATCCATTACGACCAAATGTCGCGGTAAAGGGTCAATATATTGCCATTGCTGTTGGACGGCTGTTTTAATCACTGTCGACATTTGACCACCTTAACAGGAACAAAGCACGTTCGTTTTGATCTTTAACTCGCCATATATTATGATGAAATGTTCTTTCGATCATCCTTTGAGAAAGCCCAGAAAGTACTAGTTCTACATTTATTCCGCTATCTCGGCACCAGCGTTCAACTTCTAGTGTATGCTTGGTTGACAAAGCAATATCTCGCTCGTCGGCAACAACTCGATATCCGTCACGCTCGAAGAATATTTTTTGACCCATCATGGCCACCTAATATTATAAAGCATAATAAACTGTTCTGCTTCTTGCTTTGACTTGAATTGCCATGTATCGTAGCTTATGCGCCTAGCACCAGAATTTTCATTTGTCCAACCAATAACTTCTTCTTCCTCGTGTAGATCAATTACAACGCCTCTTAAATTGGATAACTTGTGTTCAGGGTCTTCATTTAATCTAACAGTATGTCCCCAATTGCCCTTATCCCTACCTCGATAACAATACTCGGCCTTGAACCATTTCATTGTATACTACCTCCCCACGCTAGATGGCATAGCATACAATCTTCCTTGTTTTTAAATTGTACACGGGTCATGGTATCATACCTACTACTGCTCAAGTCACTAACATCAGTTGTATCCATTATCCATAGGTCGTCGTCGCCATGAAACATATCAAAGTATTGCCACTCGGCACGAGTTGTCATTACGATAGGACTAATGTTTTCGCTTAACCAGCCTGCTAGTTCGTGCTCGTTTACGTCACCGATATATAGGCTAGTCATACTTGAAAATTTAGCATGAAGTAAGCGGCTTCGTCTTTACTAGTAATGTGTACTGTAATCATTGGGTCTCCGCTATTAAACCTGGGAGTGCAATCAGCAGTAGGACAATTATTTTCCATCCACTCTAAGAACTCTTGATGATCATCACAGTATACCCAACAGTGCCAGCCCATAACCTCTTTGCTGAACTGATGCTCGGGTTCGCCTTTCTTTACCAAAAACGCTGGCAATGTGCGCCAGCCATCTTCGAAACGCCAATGATGTACAGTTGTTTTCATCAACCTAACCCGGTGCTTAATTTAAACAATGACACTTCGTCTTTGGTAGCAAACAACAGCCTATGTCGACGCTCATCGTCAATCCAGCACCAATATGGATTTTGGCAAAGCTCTTCACCAAACATATTCGTTGTGTATGCATCATTCCAATCGTGCCAATGTTTACTAGGTCCCCAATTTTCCCAACACCAGGCCCGCAACTTAAAGAAATTATTTTCCCCGGTGGTTGGGCAATCTAAGTGAAACAAAAATTGTGGATGGCCAGCATAACGCTTGTCATTTTTTTTAATGCGTAGTTTCCATGTTAACACACGAATTACAGGGATTTTTGGTTTTATTGAAGCCACAACTTAACAAGTGCCACAGAATCAATGGTTACCAATAGGATGTAGTTGGCTAGCATTCCTGTGCTTCCTCTGGTCATTGCGGCCCAGGCGAAGATTGCACATTGCAAAATAAACAGCGGATAAAGGATTAAAAAAGGAGGCGTGGGGACTGTAAGCATCATTACAACAGAACAAGTGATGCTTAAGATCCAGGCAAGAATTTCCAGCACACAACGAACTGGATTTTCTTGCCAATCTTCTACAACATAGTCTTTGATGCTGACTAGTAGTTTTTTCAAACCTTACGCCTTATTTTTTGTTACAATTAGAATTTCTTCAACAGCTTCAAGGTCCGTTTGGTCCTTATCAAAGTCGCCCTTGAATGCTTTGGTAATTGCTTTATTAAGCACAGCTGGCTTAATTTCCATTTCTTCTGCAATAGCAGCCACAGTCTCTTTTAGGCCCACATTTAAGTCGTCAATTTCACGCTTAACTTGGACCCCTTCTTGGATCACTTTTGTAAGTTTGGCAATCTGCTCAGGTGTAAAGCTCATCATATCTCCTAAAGTAAAGTATTACAGGAGTTAGTGTAGCAGATTACCCGCGACTTGTCAACTGATGGGGTCGACGAATTATATCTTCTTCGTCGCAATGAGAACCAAATTGGATCTCTACTATTTTACATGGCGATTTGTAAGGATTGCTTATTCGATGCCATTGATCTACTAGGACCAGATGGTAATCGTGAGCTTGTATTCTTTTTGTAGGAAGGTTATAACTATCAACGTGCATGTTCCCGTATACATCACACATACCTTCAACTACCTGCCAATATTCACTGCGATACTGGTGCTTTTGCATACTAATGCTTTCTCCGGGCATAATTACTAATTCTTTTACTTTAGTTGCGCGGCCAGAGTTGTTGTGCTCGTATATAACGCGATAGTTCCCCCAAGGACGTTGCGTAACTGGACCTTTCCAGTCTCTTAAAAAGTCACTGCTTGATCCACGCTTATCTTCGCCGCCGACACCAAATTTAAAAACAACATCAGCGACTGACATTTCAGGAATGTTAACCGCAGTCCGGTCACCACCATTTGCAAATATAATTTGGTCGTTTGGAAATTCTCTTTTAACTCTTTCAAGCAACGAGACGGCCGAGTCGTCCCAATCTTCCCAGCTCATTACCTCGTCAACTTGTTTTAAGTTACGAACAACTTCGGCCCTATGATGCCAAGGCATAAATGCAGACCCTTTTTTTCGGGTAAGCCATGCATCGCTGTTGATGCCTACAATAAGATAGTCACCAAGTTCTTTTGCTGCCTTTATTAAAGAAATGTGGCCGGCATGAATAGGATCAAACCCGCCACTTACTACTATAACCTTTTTCATCCTAGCTTTGCTAACTTTTCTCTTACTTCTTCAAATGATGGATTGCCGTCGAAACCAATTTGAACAAAAAACAAATGCTCGTCGTTAAATCTGTTATCAAACATTACTACTTGGTCACCTGTAGCTAACCAGGCCCCTTCGGGGATAAAGGTATCTTCTTCAACTGGAAAATCTCTTCTATCTTTTTCTGCGTCGGTAACAACCACGTCAGGTGAAATCCATTTTACATTTGATGTAGGGTGACCGGAAACAGTAACATTTAGAAAACATCCTCTTGGGGGAATGGCTGGATCAAAGATCTTATCGGTGGCTGGATTAAACGGGGTTACACGATAACGTCCTTGCCAAGGGATACTTAGGCCAAATGGCTTTACATTGATAATATTGAATATCTCTACTTTTAGCCCAACTTCTTCTAAATCGTTCATTATATCAATTTGTTCGGCAAGTCCTGGCGTCATACGGATCTTACGAATAAGAGCAGTAATCATGTTAAAGGTAAGGGTAGAGTTTTTAACCTTAGTCATGTCGGCGCCAAACCAATCTTTAAAATTAGCAATATCGTTGCTATAGTCTTTTGAAATTTGATATACTTTGTCCATACTTACTCTAAATATAAAGGATTGCTAAGGCATGTCATCAGGCCCTTGGTAATTCCACCAATCTTGATCCAGTCATTGCCAACAACTTCGGCTAACTTTTCCAGTCCAGCTGTATATATCTTAGTATGTTCGGCCTGTGCATCCTTTAGGAACCATTCATCTCGCGGACTCCACATTAACAAATAATCATGCTTTCCACTTGTATAAGTGTCCGGATGCCAGTCTTCGTAAATTAAACGATGGCATCCATCGTTAGTAAGGTACCACATTTTACCATTTACAACTCCATTGCCAAGTACATTGCCTTTTCGAGATAGCCATCTTGAATTAACATCGTGCTCGGGGATATTTTTTAGATATCTCATCAATATATGTCCCTGCTTGCATAGCATATCTTTAGAGTCTGGACTCCAATAAAAGAATTCATCGTTTTCCCATGGCCTGTTTAATTGTTGGGTAACTGGGTTAACCGAGTTATCAACAATATCAACAAATCTCATCGCATAACGACCATCTTTTTCTAAGTTTACCCTGGGCTTGTCCATACCCCAGATAAAGCATACACGCTTACCTTGTGCAAACAAATCTAAGTAGTCTTGATTCTTTTCCCTAATATAACGACGGGCAAGTTGGTTAGGACTAAAAACTGCATTTGCTTTGTAAAAGAAATCAAACTTGTTATCGTCAATGCTAAACAAGTCTGGCTGGTAATCAATGTGGTCAACTAACCTAAATTTGGTATTAGGGCTAGCTTCTAAAACTTTTTCCGCCATTGGAATAGCAACACGTTTAACTTCACTATTGAGATAAGTGTCCCATGAGCCATCACCGCCGAAGTTATGGAAGGTAGCTAGCTCGTCTACAAAAAGGCCCTGATCAATAAACGCCCTTAGCATTGTATAGCTGTCAGCCCCGCCCGACCACCATAATACAATATAGTCGTAACGTTCTCTAATCTGTCTTGCTCGTTTCTGATAAAGTTCCTTTAAGCTTTCTGCTGGCTCAATGGTCCAATCATAGGTAGCAAACTCTTCGTCGTTAAAATTCCAATGTACCGGCTTGCCAATCTTGTTGCTTAGTTCGATAGCTTCTACTTTGCTGTAAGTTTTAAATTCACCAACTTGGTAAAATCCAAATTTGTCTTTGGTTAAATGTGAGTTCAATATCATGTTCCGTACCTATCTACAAAGTTAATTACCTGCTGTGAGTGTCCTTGTTTTACAACTTCATAGTTATAGTCCACAATCTCTTTGACCTTTTTGCTGACTTCTAATTTCTTATCCGGTGCCCACATTGCTATATCTCTGATTAAGTCTAGTACCATAAAGAATCTGTTGGTATCATTTGTTTCATTGTCGTAGCTTTCATCCCATAATGATCCAAAGGTTTTAAATCCTTGGTCTTGTAATGCTCTAAGACTACCACTGGCCGCAAACATAATAAATGGTTGCTTATATACAATAGGTTTATAGCTTTTCTCTGTTAAGTGTACGATGTTGGTAAAGAAGTTTGTTTCGGCAACAATATTGATTAGGCTGTTGTCATAAAAATGCTTAGTAGAGTCAAACTCGTCGAACATTAAATTTAGCTTATGATTAGGGGTATCTAAGATTAGGGGAAGTTGTTCTTCAATATTTTTTAAATCATCGTCGGTGATAATGTTTTCGACAGATAGCCTATTGAAGAAACGTTTAGCATGGTCTGTATATGTGCCACCGTTGTCTATTTCAGTCTTAGAAAAGCTAATGTAAAACTTTCTTAAAAGATTAAACTTGCTCAAGTAAGCAAGCATTAGCACACGTTGCGCCTGCGAGCCCCATCTCCTGTTGAACATCAAAAACACTTTATCTTTTTCACCGACATTATACTCAACAGTTTTATGTCTAATAATGTCCTGGTAGATGAAAAAGTAAAAAGGAAGATACTCAAATCTTAGTCCTTGATTTTTTTTGTTGTTGCGAACACAATAGTCATTGTATACCGCTTGACAATTTGGACTACATGTTAGATATATAATTTGAGTCATTGGAAGACCACTGTTGCTAAAGTAGTCTTCTATAATTTTTAGCTGGTCATCTCTAAGAGGACTTTCCATTGGTATAGTTACTAACAGAAATGCTGTTTTGTTTTTAATACGGTCAAATACCTTATGTGGTATTTGTCCCCAACCTAACATACCTCCTAGCTTTCCTGAGCCAAAGAATTCTTCAACACTATGCCACCAATAGTGATTGTATTCGTAGACAAAAATCTCGTCGGGTAAGTGCGAAACAGAATGAGTTCTAACCAAGTCCATTGGCTTTAAAAAATTATAGCAGTTAGATAATTGCAATTCTGCTTGTAGTTCGTTGCTTGACTTATTGATATTTGCTCGCCCCGAAGCATAAGCCAAGTCAATGACATTTGGTGCATAGTTGTTTGGAATTGGATGTTGTGGCCCAATCCAATCAAATACAAAATTAACTTTTTTGCTCATACTCGGTAATATCTGTACCTTGTAGTACAAATAAAGCATCACAGCTATCTCTAAATATTTCTTTATATCCCAATGATAGCATTAAACTTTGAAAGTCTTCAAGTGTAGTTCCTGTTTTATACATATGAAACTCACTTACCTCTGCCCAAATAATTAAAGGGCGTAGCGTTCCTAACTTACTGAACACCTTATGTTCTGCACCTTGTACATCAATGTGTATAAACTTTGGTTCTATGTTGTTCTGATTACAAAATTCTTCTAATGTAGTGCTTGGAACAGTATATCCTTGATTCCATGTCCAGCGTTCATTTATTAAATTAGGACCTGGCTCGCACACACTACCTGACCACGGCCATTCTTGCCCGTCTAAACTACCACTAGGATAAAATGTTAGCTCACCAACAGTATCACTTACTGCCATATGATAATAGTTTATGCTATGTTTAATTGCTTCAGCCTCATTCCAAGACTTCCAGCTTTCTGCACATTCAAATGCATAAAACTTTCCATTGGGAATATAGCGTTTCATGTTAACAGTATCACTCATATTAGCACACCCAATGTCAAATATAACTGAGTCGCTGGGTAAATTACGTGCTAACCAATCTAAATTAAGATTGCTCATTGATTTGACTTTCAATCCAGTTGTATGTTTCAAGCAAGCCGTATTCTAAGTCTTCGTCTGGCGCCCACCCAATAGTCTCTTTAATAAGCTTATTATGACTGTTGCGCCCCATTACTCCTACAGGCCCGTCAACGTTACGTATGCTTACATTTTTGCCCGCTAGTTTAGCAATTAAGAAAGCTAACTGGTTAATACTAATCATGCGCTCACTGCCAAGGTTAAGAGGAAACTCACAATCGCTTTCCATAATTCGATGTATACCTTCGATGCATTCGTTAATAAACAAAAAGCTACGAGTCTGATTGCCCGGCCCCCATATATCAATGACGCCACCATCATCGCATAGCGCAACTTTACGACATAATGCCGCGGGCGCCTTTTCTTTTCCATTGTTCCAAGAGCCCAATGGCCCGAATATATTGTGGAAGCGAGCAATACGTGCGCGAATACCATAGTTGCGGGCATAGCTCATGTACAAGCGCTCAGAGAATAGTTTTTCCCAGCCATATTCGCTATCTGGATTCGCAGGATATGCACTATCTTCACTTAGTAAAGGATTGTCTGGGTCTTCTTGATTGTAAGATGGGTACATACAAGCCGAAGAACTATAGAAAACACGCTTGACATTGTATTTGACCATGCTGTTAACAACATTCAAATTGATTGTTGCGCTGTTGTGCATAATGTCTGCGTCATTTTCGCCGGTAAAGATATAACCAGCACCGCCCATGTCGGCGGCTAATTGATATACCTCGTCGATGTTGTCATCTAGTAGCGTATCTACGTTGCGGGAATCCCTTAAATCTGCAATATAAAACTCATTTGCATCAGTATTGCTATACTCAGGATACTTTAAATCAACGCCAATGACGTGATGACCTTGATATCTTAAACTGGTTACCAGATGAGAGCCAATGAAACCACCTGCTCCGCACACTACTATTCTTTTCATTCTGGTTGTCCCCCTTTGGCTAGCTCTCTGGCTAGTTGGCTTGCTTCGTATTCTCGTTGGCAACGATCAATGAACTGAACTAATTCAGGAAACGTCTCTTTAAAATTAGTATTGTTTCGCTGATCATGCTGTTGAATATACAAGTAAAAGTCGTGTCTAGCAACAACGTTTTCTATCTTATTAGGATCTTCTGCTTTTATAACATTTAATAAGCGAGCCAAGTTGTCTACTTCATGCTGATAAAAGCCATCTTGGTAATCTACATACTCGAATGTACCAACATTTGCCTGCATCCAGGCCACGTTCTTTTCCATAGTTTCAATTAGGCCGGGTCCGGCAATTAGCGCACTTAGATAACGTGGGTGACGTAGGTATGGAAAGTCCAATGTAACGCCTCGTAATCCTGTTGTTTTGTGCCTTGGTGTAGGGCTACGTCTAATCATTAATATATCTTTAAGGAAGTTTCTGAAATTAGGAATACTCAACAAGTTAAACGTACACATGATTGTTACGTCAAGGTCAGGATAGCGTAGTGCTAAGTTCCACAAATTATAATACCACTTGTTATAATCAAGGCCTATACGAATGTACTCGGCTTGCTTGCCCCAAGTATCACATGAAGTAAAGATCTTTAAGTTTTTAACATGACCTTCTTTTTTAATCTTTTGGCATTTCTCAAAGAACTCATCTATCAGACTCTGATCACAACCTAAGTTAGTATTAATAGCAAGTTCTAGTTCTGGGTTTGGATGCTCAATGATCCAATCTAGTGTGCGAAATGTTTCTTTGCTTAACAAAGGTTCTCCGCCAGTGATGCGAAACACTTTTAATTTTGGATACAACTCTGGCCACCACTTCCACCAAGCTTCGATGTAAGGGTTAGCTTCACGGTTTGGTATAGGCATCTTATCAGTCTGCGCTAACCATGTAATGTCATGCGAAACACTTTGACTTAGAATAACAGGGCCGTGTCTTTTAGCAGTTTGCATTAGTGTAGAACTAATTTCCGGAGAGCAATAGCCGCAACCAAAGTTACAAACATTAGAGAAGCTAACTTCAACGTATGCTGGAATTACATCAGCGTCCCACGGCATCTTAGAACTTTCTTCTAAGAACGGCTCTCCCCAAACAGAGTCGGCACTTTTCTTTGTACGATCAGAATAGTACGTTCCATTGTTGCCTGGTGCATCCTCTACTCGCCAGCAATAGTCGCATTCGTTTGGCCTAGAACCTTCGAGCATTAGCTTTCGCATATGTTTCTTATGCCAAGTGTTATGCAAAGCCGACGGATTGACGGAAACTTCGCTTACAGGAATCTTATGTGTTCCCGGGTGGTGACAGGAGTGTGTTTGACCTGTAGCCAAATGAATGGTCACTTGCTGCCATTTAGCCACACAATATGTTGGGCTTACTTTATCTAATTCTTTATGGATCCGAATTAAACGGTCGTTGTAGTTTTCTGTTATTGCCATAATGTTATTTAGTGGGTAGTTAATCCCACAACTTTTCTATTGTGTCGACTACTTCTTTTGAAATAAGTCGGTCCATAAATGCCTTGTCAGTTAGTAACTTTCTGTTATGCTCAATCATTGGCCGGCACTTTTGCAATAGTAGTTCAAATTCCGCTTGGTCCAATTTGATTATGCTTTTAAGTGCCTTAACCAACTCTATGCCACGTTCAATTGGATCATCTATAGTATCGTAATCTTCGTTAATGTGTGGAGCAAATGTTTTAAATCCGTAGTCCCTAAGTTTTTGTAAAAACCCCGGAGCGCCAGCCAATAAAAATATTTGACCGTGCATCATTGGCTTGAAAATCTTTTCTGTGGGAAATATAGAATCTGTAAAGAAAAGTGTCTCTGTAACAAGATTTATTGGGTATATGTCGTATAGTGTATTATTTAAATCAAGGGCATAGTTAATATCAAAACGGTCTGTATCTGCTATTAGAGGAAGTTTGTTATACAAAGACTTGAAGCTATCATCAAAGCCGTCAACATAACCATTGCAACGGTCTTTAAGTTGTTCCCATTGATAAGGTAAATCAAAGTCAGTCGAGCTCCAATTAATATCTTTTTCTGTAAAGTGCTTAGGCATACTAACTGCACCGTATTCGACTAGATTAAAGTGTTCAAGTAGTGTAGCCAAATATATACGATGCGGATAAGGCCTACGATTCAAACTCATGTAACGATTAGTACCCGGACTCCATTTGGCCATTGGTATATCTAATTCGGGCTTATCTCTATATCGCTGATTAAAATTAATCCAGTTAGCAAAGAAACCATACCAAGCGCATTTCATTAGAAGACCGCTTTTTTGTTTGCGGCACCAATTATAATATTGGTGTTGTACATTACAAGTACTGCTTACATATAATACACGATCTACCAAGTTGTATTCTAATATCCATTCATGCAATGCAAGAAACACTTCGTCCGTGAACCCTTCCTCGGAATAGTCAATAATAATTTTACATTCAGGGTCATTAAATGCACATAGCCTGTTAGCATCACTTAAAAACCAATTAGTAATTAGTGATAGCTTTTGATCGTTCCACCCGCCGTGTAGTCCAATGATTACTATGCCAGGTTGTCCAGCTGTGTATTGGTCAAATGTTTTAAACTTGCAATTACTTTTAAAGTAATTGAATATAATATAATCAAGTAAAGGATCGATAGTAAAGTTTTTAGATCCTTCTTCTTGGATGTACTGTTTTAGATATCTATTCCAAAGATTCTCGTCGGTAAAGTCAGGAGCAATATAGTCGCCATACCATGTAATCGTTCTCATGAAATACTTATAGTTGCGGTCAAGAGAAAGCCCGCCGGAGCGGGCCTGTATTAATTATCGTCGTCTAAGTGAATTTCTTCAACGTGAGTTGACTTTAATACTTCTAGTATGTGATGGAAGTGCGCTGTGCGGTCAGCTAAGCCAATTGTACCACCGTTAATCTTTTTAGTAACAGTGACTACATCTTCTTTGTCTGCCCATTGGTTTAGCTTACGAGTATCCCAGAACCAACCAGCAGATAAAACTGCAACTGGGTTTTTAGCAACTTGATCAGGATCAGCTAGTAAATCTAAGCCCAGTGCCTTACCGCAAGCACGATAGTTGTCCTTACCAGTCAATTGGATTAGACCGCGTCCGCGATACTTGAATCCTTCGCCAGAAGCTTCTGGGCCATTGCCCATACGGTCACCATACGCACGATTAGCAATTTTTTCTGGCTTGCGAGCATAGTCATCGGCTACGCCTGCAAACTTCTTCGGCCAAAAAGCCATAAGTGCTTTTGCTTGATAATTCAAGTTTTCTTCTACTGCATTAAAGTTGCCACTTTCGTGTGCAGTTTGTGCAATAAACATGGCCTGGCGAGCAGGTGTATTAATTTCAAAATGTTCAAAAGTTTCGTTTAGACCTTCTAAGAACATGTTTAGTCTTTCGGTCTTTGCTTGAGGTAAACATGCTTTTAAAACATCAATGGTTAACTGTGACATAATATGTCTCCTATTGTTTTATGTGTCTATTTAACAAATCTGCTGTTTGTGGAATAGTTTCACGCCAATTTGTTCCGCGAGTAGTATCTAAGTAATCCATTAGGCGGATATAATTCTTAATAGCCGGAATGTTTTGAGTATTTTTCTTAATTGCATTGCCAAGCCATTCTTTAATAGTTTTACCAGCAGGACTGTCATGGTCAGAGTAAAATTCGTATAATTCTTCTTTAGCACTATTTGGTAAACTATACCATGAGTGCATTGGCGGGCTATCAACAAACTTTACGCCAAATAATACATTTTGTTCTAGTACCCATTTTTCAGTTTCAAACATAGTATGTGTAGTAGATGTTTGACTGCAACTAGTAATACGATGCAACTGGACTACACCGCCTTTTTCATATTCTTTTACTTTAGCAACGTTTTCCACAAACCTATCCCAACTTGCTGTTCGAATTAATTCAAATGGTTTGTATGCGGCATCAATACTGGCTGCAATTTCAACGTGTCTAAAGTGACTCCAACGTTCTGCAATCTTGTTATTAATAACAGACAAGTTAGTATCATAATCAAGATAAATGTCTTTTGCACGGCCGGATGCAATTAATCGATCAAGCATTTCATCGTGAGCAGGAACAATCATAGGCTCCCCGCCTGTAATATAAATGTGCTGTAGCGTAGGAATTAATTCCTCAAACTTCTTCCACCATACATCACTTTCCCACCAGCGTACTTCTTTTGGATTAAACAGTTTGCCGTGTTCGTTGCGCTCTAACGGCATCATTCTGTGGCCAAAGCCCCAAGGTACGTTTAAGTTGCCGTTGTTAAATCCAACCCAATCTTCGTACCATTGGTTAGAATATCCTGGGCCGCAGTGTACGCACTTTTGATTACATAAATTACCAAAGCGGATATCTAAGGTAGTAGGGTTCCATTTAACATAGCCATTTTCGTCCATTTCAACATCTTTGTAAGAGTCTGGACCTACTATGTCATTAAATGGATTGCGGCGTTCCATGCTTTGTCTACGGCTTGCACTTGGGTGACGGATATCGCCACCGGTTGCAATTTCACGCTCTGAGCAACATGAGCATAGAGGATGAAAAGCACCGTTTTCAGTTACATCTTTAATGCGTACTGCGCGATGCCATTTTCCGTTTAACCCTTCGTTAGGAGAATGGGTCATGATGTTCATCAATTTTCCATCCTCATCTAGCGCCATGCCCTCATTCATAGCCATGCTATTTGTTAGCGCACAAATTCTAAAATCACCCATTGGGGTTATCATCAACCCCTGCCAAGGCAGTCTGCAAAATGCCATTGTTTACTTTCTAACTAAAAAGCCGTCTTTGTTTTTCTTATATCCTTCTGGAATAAGTTTTACCTTTTTGTCGAGTTGACAATAGTATTCATTTTCTTTAAGAGCCATGGACTGTGGATTGACTTCTGCTTCTTCTACGTTGCGTTTGGGTTGGAATCCAGTCACTTCTATAGCTCGTTCCCATCCTTCGTAAGCGCCTGGGTAAGAATTTCCACCCATATTATCCCAATCTGTTTTAGCGCCAAGATTAATAGCATCTGCAACAGTTGTTGCACCAGAATCTAGTGCCCAATTAATGAAACGACGAACTTCACGCTCTGTACCATTTGCTTGCAGTTTTCTAAATAGATTACTAAGATCATCGCCTTTGCCAAATGCGTTAGCAGCCGATTCTTCTACGCCGCGCTCACCAGGAACGCTTCCGCGGAAGTTCCTTTGCTTGTCAATGACTGCTCGCATCTTAGACATAATGCGATCAAATGCACGAGCGTCGGTTAAGGCACGTAAAAACTCTTCTTGACGACCGGCTTTTAAGAAAGCTTTATAACGGCCGCCAACAAAGCGAGCTTCTGGGTACTCTAGTGTAATTGGTTCCCCGCCTACAGTAATTTGGGCATCTTGACCTTGCTCGCCAGCCTTTAAAATGCTAATAATGTTCTTACGTCCTTGTTCAAGTTCGCTCATACCTTCTTCCTTAATTTCTTTTTGTGAGCCAACGATTTCATCGTAAGAACTCATTGATACTGTTTTACCTTCTGCGCTTAAACGAATTAGTCGTTCAGCAACATCGTGTAGGTCCATGTCTGTGCTTGCATCTTCGCGGGCATATTCCATTAAACGAATGAATAGCGGAACATCTACGCAAATAACATCCTTAGGATTGGCTTCTGCTTCGGCCATTGGCTGACTTAGCATATCAATTGCTTGTTTGGCTACCTGTGCCATCATCAACGGATCGCCTTCTGCTTCGGCACCTTGTTGACGCATCAGTTGATACGCATTGCGAAGTGTTTGATCTTTGCTACGTTTTACATCATTGAAATAATCGCCTAGTTCATCGGAAACGTTATCAATCATGTCTTCGCCTGCTTGAGCACCATTGTAAATACCTTGTATCACTGACAACACAGCACTTCTTAGATTATTAGAGCCTTCTGCTACGCTTTCGCCCATGTTGCCCAACATCTGTTCAACATGCTTAATCCAACCGCTAACATCACTGCTACCGATTTCTTCTACATCGCCTACAAAGTCTGCAACATCATCAATTGCTTGTCCAACTTTCTCTGGACCGTACTTTTGTAATAAGTCTGCACGTTGCATTAGAATACGACGAATAATGGCTTGTGCAACTGGGCTGTCTTCTTGTCCTGGGTTGTCTAAGTATCCTTCTGCCAAGTTTGCCTGTTGTACATAGGATTCTAACTCATCGTGTATGACTTGTAATTCTTTAGGATCTACTTCAGCAATAATGCTGTCTAAATCTCCTTCGTACTCGTCCCAATATTGTGCAAATATAGGACTATCATTATAAAAATATTCAAATTCATCATCGCCGGCGTCGTATATCTTTTGACACAAGGTTTTAATGATAGCACCGACATTGCCTGTGCCTTCCGCTACACCTTGCTTATCTTTGATTTGTTTTTCAAGTTCTCTGATTCGAGCCTGTGTTTCCGATTGACGCTGTAGTGATGCACGACCGTGCTCAGCATTCTGGCGTAGTTTTAATCTCTCTAATTCTGATTCAGGGGTTTCTGCACTTTCCTTATAAACAGGACTTTCTTTCCATGGACGCCATAAGCCATATTTGTGATTGTCAACAATGTAAAGTGTAAGTTTAACTGATCCGTCTTCGTTCTTTTCTAATTTAGTATCAACTACCTTTTTAGCACCCCACTCGTGCTTGTCAAACAAGTATTCTTCGTGTCTGGCAGTTGCTTCGTCTTGTGCGTCGATAACATAAAGCTTGTTATGTTTTTGTCCGTTTGGAGCAGATCCTTCTTGGTCAACATATTCAACTTTGCGCTTTTGACGGAACTTAGCGTCAGCTCGTTGGCGCTGTTGACTAATGTCTTCTTCAGCATCCTTATCTGTGTAAGGACGACTAGGTTCTGGCAAGTCATCTGGCTCTTGAGCTCGTTTTGGTACAGCTCTAAGTGCATTGTAATAATCAATGTCACTGTCGTAGTTGCGTGGGTCTACTTCATTAATTCTCATTTTTCAAATACACTTTTAATTAATTGACGTGCCATTGCTTCAGCTTCGCTGACTGGCTTAATATGAGTACTTAGTTGAATGCCTTCGGCAGTCGATTTCTTACTAAGGTTATAGAATCCAAAGCGGTCAACCATTAGGTATGTACTGCCCACTTTCATAATATCGCCGACACTCATACTGGTGTGACCTGTATCACTTCTGTTGATCATGTCACGTGCTTGACCTTCAGGACTCCAATTTTCACCTTGCATCATTGAAAATACTTTGTCTGGATCAGTCTCACGTAATGTACCAATTAGTACGTGTGTTTGTTCTAATGTTTCTGGTGCAGGCAGTTGGCCTTTCTTAGATAACCAGTTTGCGCCCATCATCATATCGCGCCCTGCATCCATATTCCAATACCAAATTTCTGTGCTACCACTTGGGTACGCATCTGCTAAACTGCTATATTGCTCTGCACCCATGCTAGCTTCAGTTTGCAATTCGCGCTCATTGAAGTAGTTTAACATTTCACGGAAGCCTTCAGCATCGTTTAGCGTTTGTTGCATCAATGCTTTACTGTCCGGCTTTAACTGGTCAAACTTTGCTAAAATCTTGTTTGCTGTTTTAGCACTAATAGTAATGTTTGTACCATCACCTAGTGTTAGCGGCTGTGGCTTATCGTAGTCTACTTGGCGACGGATCTGCATAATAATGTTCTTATCAGCAGTAGCTTGGTCAGCTAGAGTAGCTTCATCGTCTTCGGCTTCAGCAACAGGGTTCATGCCTACTTCTCGATCTAACTTAGTAGATATCCAATTTACTGGATCACCTTCACGAGCCTTGGCAACACCATATGGCATTTCACCGCTGTTTAGATAATAATTGAATAGTGCTTCGTAAAAGTCTGGGTTATCAGTTAAGTCGCCGCCTGCTTTAAACTGCTTAAACGAATCTGCAAATTGATCTAAAATAGCTTCTAATTCTGGGTCAGCAACAAGACCTTCGTATAAGCTAGACAAGTCAATGCCTAGGTCCTCTGCAAACAATTCAGCAATTTCCCCGTCGTCGTCTGCATCGCGCTGAGCTTGGATGCTTAGGCGATCATAGTAATGGTAATGTAGATCTGTTTCTAATTCTGCAGTCAATTCGCCACTTTGCTTAAAGTATTCTACAGCACGTTTATTGCCAGCAATAATCTTTTCCAATTCTGGATCCATGCGGTATTCTGCTTCTTTTACATCAATGCCCGCGGCCTTTAATGTAGCAATACTATCTGGACTTAATTCTTCTTCGTCGTCTAATTCAAGTTGTCCTTGGCTATTAAACTTTACGTTTGTTGTTCCGTCGGCGTTACTGGCACTGGAACGAGTGCTAGTTGCATTACCTAAGTTAGGAGTGTTACCACCGGTGCGACTTGGGATAGTACCTGTTGTGCCAATGGTACCAAAACCTTCACCTACGCTTTTTCTACTTTCGCCAATTTGTTTAATTGTGGCCGCGGCAGCTTTTTGTTCTTCTGGCGGCAATGTACCAATCTTACTGCTTGTATATTGTGCAACTTTATCATCGCCGCCAAGCTTTTCTGCGGCCATGTCCCATAACTTTTCTACACCTTGCATACCCAATTTGGCAGCACTATACGCACCGTACGCTGCCATTGGAATACCAAGCAATGGGCCTAATATGCCAACAATAGCTGGAGCACCTGCGGCTGC